ATAACAACGAATCTGTTGAAGAGGTCGACCAAACCTCTGAGACCGCGACTCTCTCAGGAGAGTCAAGTGCCGCGCCGGAGCCTACCGATCCGGCGGAGCAACGCAACGGTTGGGTAGCTTCTGTGCCCAAACCTTCTGTTCGCCCTGGCTCAGCCCTCCACGGATACGCAGCGTATAAGGCAAATGAAGGTGATTATTACACCTCTGCCGAAGACGACAACACTCATGGTTTTTCAGCCTTCGAGCGCACTCGCGCTCGAGCTAAAATCTTGAAGATGTGCCGTGATGCGGGCAAGAAAGTCCCTGGGACCTTGCGCATACTCATTCTGAATCCAGGAAAGGATGAGGTCCACCAGATGGGAACCCGTCTGAAGTTTTATGCGAAGGGCAAGCACCAAAAGTGGAAGCTTTTAGTGCGGGGTTTACGTGTTCAACGTTACCCTGGCGATCTCGTTCGCGAGAGAGAGGTCGTTGATCCCAAGGACAAAGGAGTCTACCACATTGTCATTGCCAATGACTGCCTCTACTATTATACAGCTGATTCACTCTTTGAGATGATCAGTGAGTATGTCGACCAAGACACTCAAATTTTCGGTATGCTTAAACCTATTCGCACCGAGTCTTTGGGAGTCTACGTTGAACGTTACCGCTGGTCCGACTCAGGTGATGAAAAGGAGGTGGTTGAAGGAGTGGCTCTTGTGCAAGCAGATGGGGAGAAAGACGTCGTTGCTTATGTGTCATCCAAAGACTCATTTGACCCAGAGTACCAACATTCTATTCCTACAGATTTTCTCGATTACCAAGTCAAGAAGCTGGAGGGAAAGAACGTTTCCATGGAAGTTCATCCTGAAACCACCAGAGGATACTTCGTAGTTTTGCGCATTAGATTCGATTTTGACGGAAGACCTTCTGTCAAAAGGAGATTTATGCGTGCGCCCCTGGGGGGAGTAGTCAATAAAGGAGTGGTCACCGATTTGGTGCCTCTCCTTATGACATCTGCCTCCAAAGTCAATCTCTCAATCCAAGGTTCCTATGATCGATATGTTAGCGTCGTTATGAGCAATGTGTCGGAAAGACTGAGGAGATATGATTTCTTGTCTATCCCTGACGAGAAAGGAATCACTCTCCTCAGTACCATAGTTGCAGCCACGGGAAGATTTTGTTACCTCCAAGCTCAGAACGCTGTCCCTAACTTTGTGGCCGAGAAGGCCACGGAAGAAGTCGTGGATAAGAACGCGGCCGAGAGTTTTGTTCGGAAAGGAGTCCCCGCAGTCCTTGCCGATCCCTTGGCCATTCTCACTCGACCTTCTCGTAGCAAAGTAGACAGCGTCGTTTCTCTTATAAACGCTGGCTCTCGTCTCTATCAGAGTGCGAAGAGCTATGTTCAGGAGAAGTCGAAAGGAAAGTTGAAGGAAGCAGACGAAATCCACCCTGAGTTGAGTTTGCTCTCCGGCCTCACTAAGAGCTTTAACAAGACATTTAGTTTCTTATCTAGTGATAGAAAGAAACAGTTCATTAACGTCTTAGCGAAGTTCCATGTGTATTTGGCTGAGAGAAAGGGGCTTAAAACGGCTACCGAAACGGTGCTCTTGGCAATCGAGTCATCCATTGTTGCCATTACGGAGGAAGCGCTGAAACGAATTTTCGGTTTAGTGTTGTTTCCCTACTCCGGGCTTGTAGGCGCGCTGTTTGGACTATTGGAATGGGCTGTTAACTTCAATGAGGAAGATCCAGCCTGGATTCAACTAAGTCTGCTGTTGTACCGACTCGTGGCCCATACTCTCTTGGCACTGCTCCCGTTTCCCGCCGCAGTCATCGCTCATGGTCTATGGAATTTCTTTCTCACGTTTGAGAGGGGATCTTTGATTCTGAATCGCTTGAAAGAGCTGCATCATGAATTGACCAAAGACTTGCTCGATGAATGGCACGATATGGAAGAGTTGGTGCCTGTTGACAAAAGAGAAGACGGCCTGGATTCCAAAGCTCGTATAGTCAATGATTTGAATGAATCGTTGGACGAGCCGGCGTTGGAATTCATGGGGGAGGTGGTCCATGAAGAACCCCCCGAGTCTCGCCGTGCAGAGCTGTTCAAGTGCGACCTGGCTTTGGCTATGGTCAGACCAGGATATGGAGCCCATATTATGGCTGATATGATCAGAACTCGCCTCACAGTTCCTGATACTGAGACGGATACAGAGTTTTGGAAGCAAAACATGCAACATGTCAGCAAAGGCTTCATGCGTCAGCGATGGAAGTGGAATTTTGTGTGTTACACACCCGACCAGGTGGAGCAATACATAATTAACAAGACATCATGGCCTGAGTCTTGGCGGAAAAAGAGATTGGAAGGTTTCCGTCTCGCCGTTCAAGAACGGGCTGGCACCAATAAGTCCTTGTTTACCAAAGGGGACGAGATACTCAAGAACAAAGGAGAAGACGAAAATGCAGACCCAAAGGCAAAGACTAGACCCATCTTCGCCCCCTGTGATGATGCCCTGATCCATTTTCTTTGGATGCTTCCCTATAAGGAGGCATGTGAGGAATTGGTGGAGCTGAGTTACAGAGTGGGCGAGGAAACGGTATACGTCGCATTTAAATATGTGACTAAACCGGGGGCCCAAGTTCTGACGAACCTCGCGGACCTGAAGAGGTCTCATTATTCGATCGTCATCCTGGTGGCAGGTGATGATATGGTCCTTTGGATCCGGACCAAAGAAGGCTGGAAGAGCATGGCGATCGACTTGACGTCGTGCGATCACCATAGCAAAAATGAGTTTCAAGCTTATTTTGCAGCTGTGGTGTGTTCCATGTCGGGCAACGATCCAGAAGTGGAAGCCCTGACCACCAAGTACCGCCTGGACATGTTGCGTCCATCCCGGTTCGCTACCCGAGACCTCAAAGAATGGAATTTGACGTTCCTTTTGGACCATGGGGATGATGTGACACCGGGCGTTATTCGCACAGAAACAGGTACTCCAGCCACTGCCATCTCCGCAGCACATAATTGGGTGTTGGTAGCCGACAACCTGATTCTGTGGCTTGAGAATCTCTCGTTCGATCCCCGGGAGGGGCGTATTGCACAGCTAAGCTTCTGTATCAAAGAAGTTATGAAAAGAGCTGGCTTTGTGCCCGAATTCGAGACATTCCGAGGAGAGGAGGTCATGCCTTTCGAGGCAGCCACCTTCTTGGGAGGTTCTTGGATTGAGACCGATAGAGGAGAGTTGTGGGCGCCTTTAAAGGCAGTTAAGTCCCTATTCTTTCCTTTGAAAGTCTTTCCTGGTACCCCTTTGCAACAACGCATAGCCTGGATGCAGGTAATGCAGTCTGATGAATTGGCCATCTTGCCTTTGGCCAAGGTATTCAAGGCCATCTGCGACGAATATCCGGTCGTGGATGCAGAGCGCTCTTTGTCGTTGTGGGAGCGCCATTTAATCCAAACCAAAGATTACAAAATGGATTTCCGATCTCCTTATGATTATTCCCTAACGTGGGATGAATGGGAGCACCAGTTGGAAGTCCAATTAACCAAACATTGTCTGAGCAGCCAAGACATAGGTCCACTCATGGCCGAATTGCACCAGTGGTCGGAATATCCGCCGACGCATGTTAATGGTGTATTCGAGCTGGAATCTGCTGCTTGGCCATTGTTTGCCGCCCGGTTTGGAGCGCCTCCGGTAGGGGCGTCTCCGCTGGGCGGTAACGGGGCGTAAGCCCCATTCTCTGTGGGGGAGATAAATAATACTAATAAGTGTTAATGACCAGGACAAAGAAGAAAATCAATGCAAACCGTGACCGCGACAAGAAACTTTCGGAACGCCTCGACAAGCTCGAAGCGCGTACCATTCCGAATCAGAAGGTCGCGGCGGCTGATCGCTCAATGGCAGCAAAGGTTAAGAAGCAGCCCCTGCCCACGACTCCACATGCTCATGCTATGTTGACAGAGGAAGAGGCGGAGTACCACTCTGCTTTGCGCGGAGGAACTGAGACTCCAAAGCCACTCATCAACAACAACATCGAAGATTCCGGACATTCCCAGTCTTTCCGAAGTGACTATTTGGTCGCCGTGACTGCCAACGACTACTCGCAGGTTACCGTGATTAGTGCTGTTGATAGCCAAGTCGACTCTGATACGCCTAAGGGATTCTGGTCGACACCGGTTTTGGGTGTAGATGGAGCAGGTCTTGGTGGGTCTCCAGGGCCCACCACGGAAGGGGGGGCAACCCCTCTTCCGGCGGCTGGAGTTCTTCATGCTGATTCGGCCAACCCGACGCCAGGAGTCATGATGGCAACCACGCTTAATGCTTCTGGTTACATGGCCGCCGTGCCACCAGTTAATCCTTGCCCCTTTGTTTCCCCCGACAACGACCAGGCTGCAGCACTGCGCTGGCAGCTGGTTAAACTTCGAGTTAAGGTAATCAACACCACCTCCGGACAGGACCGGGGTGGGGTCGGTTACATCATTCAGCCAACCAATCGTCCTAGGGACTTGGCTGGAACGAGAGTTGCTCCCATGCAGTTCGCTGCTAGAGGTATCTTTAAGACGCTCAATAATTGTGAGACCAAATCGTCGGATGACGACTGGGTCACTCTTGATGTGAGAGATGGACTCTGCGCTTATCATGCGTGTGGGAGCGGTGGTTCTACTGATTTGACTAATTCCGCCCTGTTTCTTTATTTCGACAGAAGTGGAGCTGCACCTCAGACCCTGCGTGTCTACATTCAGCTCCATTGGTCGTTGGCAGGGACGGTTGTTCGTGGCATAGCTGCACCCCACGTCGTCTGCGCTCAGGCAGCCGATCGCGCCGCCGAAACGAACATGGTCATGAGGAATTCTAACATCGTCCCCTCTGAGCAACGTGGCAAAGAACACATCGCTGCGGCTATGGCTTTACACTCCAGTCCCGCACTCCAAGCGATGACTGCTGTTGCCGCCCATTCTCCCTTGCACTATGCCACCAAGGCCGTGCATGATATTGCCCACCCTGCTGTAAAGCTGGTTAAGCAGTTTGCTGGGCGGCACTTGCCTCGCCTCGTCGAAGCTGGGTTGACAGGACTTGCCAAACGGGCATTGGAGTCTGCTGGCAAGTAGTGGGCTCGCCTTTGTCAATTCCCCCCACAGAGATATAAAGAACATTTGAAG